TTGGAGGTGGTATCGAAGCCGGCGCCGCCCAATTCGGGGTCGGACTTGACGAGAGCCGCCCAATTCGTGCGCACCTGATTGAAGTCGCGATGCTGCTGGGCCAGCGTGTTGGACTGATAGGCCTGCATCGTCTTGTGGTGCAGATCGACCAGCCCTTGCACGCCCTTGGCCGGATCGGCGCGCAGCATATCGAGCGCGCTATGAAATTCGCCGCGCAGCGTGTCGTCCATCGCCAGCCCGTCGGGCAGCTTGTAGTGATCGGCATAGGCCACGACCGGCGGCGCTGCCGGCTCGGGAGTTGGAGCCGGCGCGGGAGTGGCGTCAGCGGCCTTGGCCGGCTCGGCAGGATCGGCGGGCTTAGCGGCTTCGACCGCGGGCTTGGCGGGTTCCTCCGCACCTGGTCCCTTGATCGTCTCGAGCAGCGAGGGTGTCTCGGATACCAGCGGCGTCGGCGCAGCCGCCGCAGGCTCGGCCTTGACCGGTTCCGGCGTTGGCGCGGGAGCAGGCGCGGGCTCGGGGGCTGCAACGACGGGAGCGGGCGCGGGCGCTGCCGGGACAGCGGCCGAAGTGCCGCCAGTCAGCGGAAGCTCGGGAGCCGGATCAGCCATCAATCGTCATCCCTGTTCGTTTTGGCGCCAAAGCGCGGATCGAGCTCGTCGAGGAGCGCCCACATGCCGTCGCGATCTGCGGCCATCCATTCGTGATAGAGGCCGAGGCCGGCATCACGGCTTCCCATTGCGTAGAAGGTCGCGAAATTATCGGGCACGCCGCCGGGTGACGCGGCGAACGTGACGTTGAGCGCACCGAGGCGCTTGAGAATTGACCAGAGGAAGCGCCGGCCAGCCGGCAGCTTGAATAGTCCGATGAGAAGTTCGCGATCCTCGCGCGCTTCGCGGGCCTGGCGTTGCTCGCGCTTGCGGACCCGCTGGGGATCGGCCGCATCGTAGGGCCGACGCTCGCCGGGGACATCGCTTGCATCGCTCACTGGACCGTGGCCGGAACGAGCAAGCCGCTCGGACGAACCAGCACCGACCGGTCAGGGCGGGCAGCGGGCGTGAGTGGCGCCGGCAGGATGGTGCCCGCCTTGCCGGTGGCTTGGGTACGATGGGCTTCGCAAACCTTGTGCAGCATGCGCATGTTGATGGCGCACAGTTCAAAAACGCGCGGACTGGGCTTCACCTTGAGACGCAGCCAGTTGCCGATGCGCTGGTGCAATTCCTCGACAAGCGGGCCGATGCGAAACCACCGTGCATCCTGGCGCCAGTAGGCGGCCTGCCGGATGGTGCCTTCGATCAGTTTCATGCGGTTGCGCAATTGGTTGTAGAGCGGGCCCACGGCGATCGGAGAACCGGGCGGCAGAGCCGCCAGCCTGTCGCAATCCTCTGCGGCCAGGCGGAATTCCTCGGCCATGCAGGAAAAAATCTCGATTTCTGTGAGGCGTGCCACGGCTAGGCACAGTGTTCTCAAGGAGTTGCGCACACAACCTGTATGGGCAAACGGAGGATATTTGGGTAAAATCAAGTGTGATGCAGCGAATACCAGCCCCACCGGGCGTCCGATGGCTCAACCGGAAGCAGGCCGCGATCTATCTCACGGAGCGCGGCTGCCACGTTACCCACCGCACGCTCGAGAAGCTGGCCAACAAGGACAATTCCCTGTCCGGCCCGGCGTTCTACCGCAACGGCGGCAACCGGGTGATCTACAGCACCGACGATCTTGATGCGTGGCGCAACCGGCGAATGGTGAGAGTCGAATAAACGACCCGCCGGCTCCTTTTGCCCGTTGCCACGTTATCCGGGCGAAGGAGACCCCCATGCCCCTCACCGTCTTTCTCGTTCTGGCCGCCGTGGCGTTTGGCTGCACCATCGCCAGCGCGCTCAACAAATGCCCGCTCTGGGTCGGCGTGCTCTTGCTCACGATCATCGAATTGTTGCGCGGCCTGCCGCTGGGACACTAGCCAAAGAAAAGGCCGCCGGTTTGGGCGCCGGCGGCCAGTGGGATCGTTCGTCAGGAGATACAACTGCAAAATGGATCCGCAAGTGATCCGTCACCGGCACTATAGCCCAAACTGCCCCGGCCCGAAACCTCTATTGCGGCTGCACGCCGCCACCCAGCATGCTCGCCAGATAGGAACCGCCGCCCACCGGCGTCTGGCTCAATACCTTGGCGGCATCGACGGCGGGTTTGCTGAGCTGCGACACCGCCTCCTCTTGCTTGGCCTGCTGCTGGACCTGCGCACGCACCTGATCCTGTTGCTGCACTTCCTGGTCCGTATAGACGCAGGACTGCGGGAAGTTGTTGAGTTCGAGGTAGTGGGTCAGCGACTTGTCGAGATTGACGCGGCGCATCGGATCGGGCTGGCCGGCCGCTTTCGCCGCCGCCGACAATTGGCCCATGGTGACGAAGCCGTCCTTCATGGCGATCGACTCGGCCGAGCGCTGGGCCAGCCGCATGATCGACTGGTAGGAAAATTTCAGCGGCACGGTGCGCAGCGAGGGCGGCATGGGCTTGAGCAATCCGCGCCGTTCCATGATGCGCAGCACGCGCTCGAGCGAGGGTGAGGCGTACTCCTGCTCGAAGCGCTCGATGAACGGGCCCAATACCTGCAGCCGTTCGAGGTCGCGCTTGGTCAATTCCAGTTCGTTGCGCGGCTGCACGCCTTCCATGCGCGAGATCGCCATGAAGATGTCGACGAACAGACAGCGGTTGATGCGCTCCTGCACTTCCTTGATGTCGGCGACGAGGTGCTGCAGCCACACCGGGTTGACGTCGAACAGCGACCAGAAGCCCTTTTTCTGTCCGGCGGTGGAAACGTAGGTGATGTGGCCGGGGATGATCGAAGCCGGCTCGTTTTTCATATCGGGATCGGCGCCCATCGGCGGGCGCACGCCCTTCTCGATGTATTCGGCCTTGCGCAGCGTTTCGACCTGAATTTGCTTGGCATCGCCCAGCGCGTCCATGCAGGGCCCGCGTCCGTAGGCGTCGTTGGAGGTGACGGCCCAGCGCGACACCACGAACGGCTTTTCATGGAAGCCGCGGATGGAGAGCGGACGATCGGTGCGGTTGCCCTTGAGCCAGTGCACCTGGCGATAGGTGAAGCGGCCTGGCACCGCGCTCATTTCGGAGCGCGTGCGCGTGCGCGGCAGGGCGAAGTTGGGCTCGACCGCCATGCACACGACCAGTTCGCTTTCAGTGGTGCCGTCGTCCCACAGCTTGACCACTTCGACCGGGCAATTCTCCAGGCCGGCGAATTCCACGATCTGGGCGATCGTCCAGCTTTCCTCGGTGTAGTACGTATCGACGGTGAAGCGGGCGCCGACGGCCAGGTAGTATTGCCCGCAGGCCGGGTTGTAGCAGCGGATCACATCCTCATCGTCCTCATAGATGATGGTCGGCCCGGTGCCGAACACCACCACGTCTGAGAACATCTCGGCGGTGGCCGCGTAGTAGTTCGATTGATGCAGCACGGTGTAGAGCCGCATTTCGGTATCCTCGAGCCACGCCTTGGCAGCGGCGTCGAGTTCGACGGAATTGAGCGCAATGCCGAGCTTGAACCACGGCCGCGAGGGCGACGTCAGCCCGGTCCACAATCCCGAGGCGCAGACGCGCACGGCCTGCAGCGGGTTGGAGTCGATGATTTGGTCATTGAGCGGATTGCCGCGCCACATGCGATTGGGCACGACCAGCCAGATCCACCGGCGGGGCAGGAAGAATTCCGCCAGCAATCCCCAATGGCGCCACCACGACCAGCGCCATGTGCGCAGCGACGCGAAGCGCTTTTCGACGTGCTGGTAAAGAGCGGGCCACCATTCCGGACTGCGGTGATAACTCGGCGCGTCGACCGGCGGCTCGGAGGCCAGCAGCGAGGGCGACATACGCTCGTAGTGCGCGCTGCCTCCGGGTTGGGTGTCGAGCGGCACGGAGAAATTCTTACTGGCCGAAAAGCTGCTTCTGGCCGACCGGCGGCGCGGCGGCGCCTTGCGCCGAGGAGCCTATGGTGCCGGCAAATCCGCTGCCGGCGGCGGCGGCGGCCGCGGTGCGGGCGGCGAGTGCTGCACCCTGCGGACCGGCGGAGGCCTGAATTGGCGGATTGGGCGGCGGAGGCGGCGGGGGCGGTGGCGAGAGTTCCTGTACGGCTGGCGCGGACGGCGGATTGAACAAGCTCATCGGAAGGCCCTGCGGTGAGGGCGTTAATTTACCCGCACTACCCCTAGTCTGTCCAACCTACCGGAATTGGAAGGGATTGTAGGCCGGCGCCGCGCCGGCACGGCGATCGAGGTCGTGGAAGGGATCGTAGGCCTGGCCGATCGCCGAACGCGACTGCGGCCGGGAAGTGTGCCGGGTCAGGGTTACCGGCTCGGCAAACGTAAGTGCTGCAGCATCGGCATGGTCGGGCGAGAAGCCCAGCTTGTCGCGGATGTCGTCCTTGTCCTCGAGAATCAGCCGCTCGCCCTTGTGGGTATATTGGGTCTTGGTCAAAGCGAGCAGCAGTTCGTTGCTGCCCGGCTCGCTCTTGGGCGGCAGCGCCCCGCCATTCTTGATCCAGCGCACGAGCTCGAAATACATCTCCGCCCGCTTGTTGTAGTAGCGATCGTCGGCCGAAGCCTTGCCGGAGAATTGCACCGGGATGGCCGAGCGGCCGAGCACGTTCAGTTGGTCGATCCAGGTGAAGCCGAAGCCGCCCGTCGCGTCGACAAAGCACGCATCGGCATCGAATTCCTGCCACTCGCGGTTTGTGATGGCCGCACCCGCCAGGCCATCGACATTGCGGTAGCCCTTGAAGGGGAAAAGCTGAATACCCTGCCGGCGGGAGATCACCGACTCGTCGAGGCCCTGTCTCGCCACATCGACGCCCAGGATCTTGGGCACATCGCCAATCTCGTGAGCGCGATAGTACCGGCTCATGGCCGCCAGCACCTCATCCTCGGAAATGAGCGACATGATCGACGCCGGCGGGAAGCGCCCGAACACGTTGACCAGCACCCACGGATTGTCGACGCCGTACTTGCGAATCTGATTGCGCGCCCATTCCACCGTGACGCGCGGCGAGCGGTTGGGCGCATCGGGATCGCCTGTCACCTCGTACATGCGCCAGTCGCCGCCGTTCTCCACCCGGTCGCGCCACGCCGCATAGAGCGCGCCGTCGAGGGTTGTCGGATTCCCGGCTTGCAGGATATGGCCTTCGACGCACGAGGAGAGCGCCGCTTCCGCCGTCGCCATGACGGCCACCGGAACGCCGCCGGATTCGTCGATGATGAACATGACGTTATCCTCGTGCAGCCCGGCCAGCGTGTCGGCCTGGGCTTGCGCGTTGCCGGTCTTGGGCCACGTGCGAAACGACATGAACCAGTTTTTCTCCGCCTGTTTGGCGAAGATGCGCGTGGTGGTGACGACGAAGGCGGCACCTATCGGGCCCGGCAGCTTGGCGTGCCACTTGGCCATTTCCTTGACCAGCCCGTCGCGCAGGTTGTCGCCCGAGATCGAGGTGGCCGCGATGTTGGGATTGTGCCGCGTCAGCAGGAAATTCCACGCCAGCCACGCCAGCACGGTCGTCTTGCCCGGGCCTTTGCAGGCCAACATGGCTTGCATCGGATACTTGGGAAAATCCTCGAGCACCTGGGTTTGCCACAGGTCGGGCTCGGTGCCGAACAATTCGCGGACCATGGCGGCCGGGTTCTGTTTCCAGCGAAGGCCGGCTTCGAGGGTGCGCTTGTCGAATTTGCTCATGCCCGTCGCACCCTATCAGGACTCGGACTTGCCCTCCATGGGCACGAGGATGGTTCCGGGGAGGAGCTTGATTATCCTGATAGCCTCGGCCACGTCTCCGGCGAAATGGTGCCAGCCGTCGCGCTCCAGCGCGTAACGCACTTCCTCCAGCCGTTCGAGCAAAGGCGCGCGGGCCATCAGAGCGGTCGCGACACCGATATGGCCATGATGAGGGCGCGGCCCATGTCGTCACGGCCAATCTGTCCGTCCAGCCGCAGGCCGCTCGCGCGAGCTTCGTTCATGATGTCGACGACTGCGGTCAAGGCCACCG